TTGCAGGAGCATGAGCAAGTAATGGTAAAGCCTACAGATTTGAGGCCTATAGTTAGTGTTCGAGATCATATGCGTAGGTGGACTAGGGCATTTTATCAACGTTTTACCTCACAAGATTTGGCTAATATTAGAGGTGCTTTTCAGCTCGATGTAGCTCATTTAATAGGAGTTAAGTCGCCTCGTATAACCCCTGCTGGTCCATTTGGTATCACTACTGCGTTACCTGTTAATACGGCAAAGTTAATTAATCAAATGTTTCTTGGTTATTCAGGTGGTGCTCGATTTAAAATTTCAGTAGTTGGCACTACTTTGGGAGAATTATATTATGTTCCACCAGGTTTTCATAGTTATAATACCGATATTGTGGGTGGTAGATCTTGGAGATCTACAGCTCCTTTTCCGGAGTTAACTAATGCTCCTTTGAATACAGCATACCGTGCTGCAGTTGATGCAACTTATCAGTATGCCGAGCTCCAAACTAACCCGCAAGTAAATGGTGTATTGTTGGCCCAAACAGTGTGTCAAGACAAACCTAATTATGTTGTCTCGTCTACCACCACTGACGTGTCTTTATCTGCCGGAGCAAATGCAGACAGAATGTTAATGGGTGTTCATACCTATGAAATTGAGGTACCACATATGACACCTTATAGATTCGTTGGTAACTCGTCTAAGGGTTATTATCCTGCGGCTAATAATTATTCTTTTAATAACGGTGATAATTCTATGGGATATCTTGTTTTGAAAATTGCTGAACCCGTTCAGTATGTGCCTACTGTAGCTCCAATCTTGCCGTCCATTGCTATAGAAATCTTTAGTTGTTGTGACGATGTGGGTAGAGCTGGTTATCAAGTTTTTGCTCCAACTGTCATTATGCCAGCCATTCGACAAGATGGTACGGCCCCTAATTTTAATTGCTACCAAATTGGTCCGGATAGTATTTTGAATCAATTCTCTGCTGGCGGCGGATATCCTGGTTTGCTTTCAGCTCCAACGCAAACTTCAACCTCGACTGTAGGTCCTTATGACTACACTCGAGCACTTTACAAAACTGTAAATTAATTTATAAGGTTTAAATATACATTTTTAATGGTCTAAATGTATATTTTCGTATTTAGCGCAGACCAAATTTAACATTTATATTTAATATCTAG